CCGCCAGGAAGTGGCGAACCTGTTTGCCGGCTTCATCAAGCGGCCACCACCGGAAGCTGGGCCGCAACCCCGGGATCCAGTTACGGGGCAGTTGCTGACCACCGACCGCGACGGCTTCACGCCAATGGTCGCCCTGGAGCCCGGCACCATGCAGGAGCTGGCACCAGGTGAAGAGGTGGAGTTTTCCAAACCACCCGACGCTGGCAACAACTACCCGGACTTCATGCGGCAGCAGCTGATGGCGGCGGCGGCGGGTTCTGGCACCCCTTACGAGATCCTCACTGGCGACATGCGCGAGGTCAACGACCGGGCGCTGCGGGTGGTGCTCAACGAGTTCAGGCGCCGATTGGAGCAACTGCAATTTGGCGTGTACGTGCATCAGCTGTGTCGCCCGGTGCGTGCTGCTTGGATGGACATGGCGGTGCTGTCCGGTGCCCTGGTGTTGGAGGATTACGCGCAACGTCGGCGCGAATACCTACGCACGCGCTGGGTGCCGCAGGGCTGGGCCTATATCCAGCCGGTTCAGGACGTGCAGGCCCGCCAGATGGAGGTGCGAGCTGGCTTTGCCTCTCGCAGCGAGATGGTGCTCCGCACTGGGTACGACGCGGAAACGGTCGACACGGAAAACGCTGCTGATCTCGCCAGGGCCGCGGGTCTCGGCCTCAACTACACGACTCTTGAAGCCATCGAGACGATCGATGACAAGGAACAACCATGAGCAAAAAAACGAAACCGCGTGTTTATGACAAGGCGGGCAAGCAGGTGAAGATCGCGGATAAAAGCTGGTACGCCCTGCAGGCCAGCGGCGAAGCCGAGCAGCGCAACATCGAGATCTTCGTGTACGGCGAGATCGGCGCCTGGGGCGTCACCGCCAATCAGTTCGTGCAGGATCTGCGCGCCATGGATGACGGCGTGTCGCCAGTGATTGTTGCGTTCAACAGCATCGGCGGTGATCTGTTCGATGGTCTGGCGATCCACAACGCGCTCTCGCGCCTGGGTGAGCGCTGTACTGGCCGCATTGATGCCCTGGCGGCCAGCGCGGCCAGTGTTGCGGTGTGCGGCGCGCATCGGGTGGTGATTGCCGCCAATGCCATGCTGATGATTCACAACCCCTACACCTTCACCGGTGGCGATGCCGAAGACTTTCGTCGCGTCGCCGATGTCCTGGATCAGACCTTGGAAGCGATTATCGCGGCCTACAAGGCTAAGGCGCCGGATATCGACGAAGCTGAGCTGCGGCGCATGGTCAATGCTGAAACCTGGCTCACCGCCAACGAAGCGGTGGCACTGGGCCTGGCCGATGAAGTGGGCGACGGCCTCAAGGTCAGTGCCTGTCTCGGCCAGGGCAGCGTGATAGCGCGGTTCCAGCATGCCCCGCCGGAACTGCTCGCCCAGCTTGATGAAGAGCCAGAGGTGGAGCTGCCAGAGCTGAACGACCCACCGGAGCCGGCTCCCGTGCTGGACGCGGCCAAAATGGCGCTGATGGTCACACAAGGTTGCGCAGCAGCGGGCATCAGCAACTTGGTGGATCCGATTCTCGCCTCCACGAAGCTGGAAAGCGAAGCCGTGATCCAGGCGGCGCTGACTAAAGCCAAAGCCCTGCATGGTTTGTGCGTTGCCGCACGACTGCCCGAGCTGACGGGCGAATTCATCACCGCTGGCCTGGACGAAGCCGCAGTTCGCGCGAGGCTTTTCGACAAGTTGGTAGGCAGTGGCGGCGGCTTTGAAATCAACAACAGCCTGCCGCTGGACAACGACCCGGCCCCCAAGGTCCTGGCTAAGCAGGCCGACCCTCAATCAATCTGGGCTTCCCGTCAGGCGGCGCAGAACGGCAACTCGAAAGGAGCAAGACCATGAAAACTGAATCGATGCACGCGGGTGAATTCTTGCTGTCCGAAGGCGCTGGCACCATTTCCCGCGAAGCGATCAACGTCGCTGCCGGCCCTGCGTTAGAACCTGGACAGATCCTCGGTTTGGTCACCGCCACTGGTGAGTTCGCGCCATATAACCCCACAGCTGAAGACGGAAGCGAGAACGCTCAGGCGATCCTCTTCGGACCATTGAGCATGTCGGATGTGGTCCGCCGTGGACGTGCGGTGGTGCGTCTGGCTGAGGTCAGCGAAGCGCATTTGACCGGACTGGATCCGGCTGCTGAGAAAGCGCTGAACGCTCGAGACGTGATCATCCGTTAAGGCGACTCGCGTAACCCCTTCAGCCCGCACTGTGCGGGTTTTTTGTTTTCTGGAGAACTGTTTCATGGCTGACATTCAAATCTTCAATGACGATGCGTTTTCGGTGTCTTCGTTGACCGCTGCAATCAACGAGCAGGAGTACGTACCCGGGCGCATCGGTAGCCTGGGTTTGTTCCAGGAGGAGGGCATCACCACCCTGACGGTACAGATCGAAAAGGACGGTGACACCTTGGCATTGGTGCCGGCGGGTGAGCGGGGTACGTCCGGTCTGGTGGTGGGTGGTACCAAGCGCACGCTTATCCCTTTCAACACCGTACACCTGCCACAACGCTTCACCATCAAGGCCGATGAGATTCAGGGTATCCGCGCCTTCGGCACGCGTTCCGAGCTCCAGTCGGTGCAGGACGTGGTCAACAAGCGACTGGCCAAGGCACGCCGGCAGTTGGACGTTACTCACGAATTCCAGCGCCTCGGCGCGCTGAACGGCAAAATCTACGATGCCGACGGCAAAACGGTGCTGCTCGATTTGTATGACCGTTTTGGCGTAAAGCGAAAGTCGTTGTCGATGGGTCTGGCTGGCGAAACGAAGTCGTTCCGTGTGCAGTGTGGCGAGGCATTGGATATGCAGGAGGACGCATTGGGCAGCGTGACCCGCAGTGGGTCTCGAGCTTTCTGCGGTAAGAATTTCTGGAACGCACTTCTGGAAATTGAGGAGGTGAAAAAAACTTACCTCAATACCCAACAAGCCGCTGCTCTTCGCGGTGACGCTCGTGAGAGCTTCGACTACGGTGGCATCACCTGGGAACGTTATCGCGGCAAGATTGCCGGGATGACGTTTGTGCACGATGACAAGGCGCTGTTGATTCCTGAAGGCGTTCCGGACTTGTACATTTCTGTGTTCGCGCCGGCGGACTACATGGAAACGGTCAATACCGAAGGGGTTCCGTATTACAGCAAAATCGAGCCTCTGCCTTTTAACAAAGGTATGGCTGGGGAAGCCCAATCCAACCCGCTGCATATGTGCACACGACCCCTGGCGCAGATCCTGCTGGAAATGTGACCGTGGCCTTCCGCGATTTGATCGACGACATCGACGATGTTGTATTCGAAACCCTGGGCGACTCCGCCCAGATCGAAGGCCGCGACGAGCCGGTGCTGGGCATGTTCGCGGCGCCGTGGAAGCAACCGCAGTTCGGCAAGGTCCACACCGGCTTACGTGAACCTCGCTTTGAGATTCGCGTGAAGGATTCGGACGGGCTCAGCAAGGGCTTGCGGGTCACCATCGACCTGCCGGCGCTGGATGGCGGCGGCGACTACGATCTTCTGCAGCTGGAGCCCGGTGGTGACGGTCTGGTGGCCCTGATCTTGAGGAAGCGTCCATGAGTGTCGGCAGCCATGTGCAGCAAAACCGCGATAGCGGGATGATCAACATCCTGCCGTCTGCATTGGATTCCCAGGCCTTGCGCGAGTTCGGCCAACTGATGCCCAAGGCAGCGGCAGCGGCTCAGCGTCGAGCGATCAATAAGACGTTGGGTCGGCTGCGTACCCATATCGCACGGGCGGTAGGCAAGCAGGAGAGGATCGCCATCGGCGCCGTCCGGCAACGCTTGCGGGCTTATCCGGTCAGCGGTGGGGCGATGCGCGGCAAGTTGTGGTTTGGGGTCAACGCCATTGAGGCCAGCCGCATCGGACGGCCTCGGCAATCCCGCGCCGGTGTCTCGGTGGCGGGGCGGCGCTACCAGGGCGCGTTCTTCAAGCAGGTGTACGGCAGCAGTCCTGACATCTGGATCCGCACGTCGAGCAAGCACTTCAATGCCACGGATTACCCCGACAGCACGCAGGGGCGGCGCAGCTCTGGCTTCATTGCCGAGAGCGACAACCGCTTCCCCTTGGCGAAAGCCAAGGTCTCGCTGGACCAGGTGCGGCCGCACTTCGACACCTGGGTGAAACGCGCCGATGAAATCTTGCTGGAGATCATCAAGCAAGAACTCAACTTTGAATTGCAGAAGTACCTCAAGGGGACCGCCCGTGTCTGATCAGCCTTTCAGCCTCGACCGTCTGTATGACGCCATCGAGCAGCACCTGCAGGAGCACTTGCCGGGTATTCAGGGCGCGTCGTTCTGGCCGGATCTGTCGGCAGACACCAGCATTCCCACGCCGGTGGTGCTGCTGGAGATGGCTGAGATGGAGCCGGCGACCGATATCGGTACCGGTGAAACTGCGCTGACCTGCAAGTTCGAGGCGCGGATCATTGTCGATTCGATCAGCGCGGATCCGCAACGCCAGGCCGTGCAACTGGCCTCACAACTGGCGGTGCTTCTGCGAGGGCAGAGCTGGGGCTTGGAGGTCGCCTGCGCGCAGTTCGTGCGCTCCACCCAGGACTGGACCAAACCCGAACTGGATGGCTACTTCGTCTGGCTGGTGGAGTGGGATCAGACGGTTTACCTGGGCGCTGAGGAATGGCCATGGCCTGATGAGCCGTCTGGTTCGCTGGTTTTCAACATCGAGCCGGGCGACGGGCCCGTGAGCCCCGAGGATCTTCAGTGAGTTACGCCGAGGCGGAGCATGACCGCATGATCGCCGCCATGCTCATGCCTTGTGTGGTGGTCGGCGTGGACCTGGCGGCGCCGGCGGTGCGTGTCAGCAATGGTGAATGGACCAGCGCCTGGGTGCGTTGGCATAGCCTGGCGGCCGGCAAGGCGCGGCACTGGCGCGCGCCCAGCCTGGGCGAGCAAGGAGTGTTGTTCAACCCCAGCGGCCAGGCGGGCATGGGCACGTTTATTCCCGGGCTGTACGGCAATGCTGGCAGCCCGCCGGATAATCGTGACCATGTAGAGGTCTGGCGGTTTGACGATGGCGGCTCTCTTGTTTACGACTGGCAGGCTAAGACCTACACCGTCACCCTGCCGACCGGTACTGTCACGATCAAAGTGGGCAGCACGGTAGTTACCGTTACGGATAACGCGGTGAATGCCACAGTGGGCGGCACAGAGTTTGACTTGGCGCCCGGATGGGCGGCAGTTAAGTCGCCTCAGATATCGTTGATCGGTGCGGTTGAGATCGACGGCCCGCTACACGTAACGCAGACCATCACCGGCGCCGCCGATATCCTGGCAACCGGTAACAGCGACAACCACCACAAGCATTAACCCAAATCATCTACAGCCCGCCGCGTGCGGGTTTTTTCATGCCCGGAGAAAATCATGGCCAAGACCATCGACAAGCCCGTAACCGACGAACAAGCCCCGGCCGCGTCGGCGTCCCTGACGTTCCGCGATCTGGTCTACACATCGCGCATGCTGGTTGTGCCTGGCACCGAACGCACTTATCCAGTGGTCAAGGCCCTGGTGGTGGTGCCGGAGTCTGACAAAGAGGCAGTGGTCTTCCTGAAGGCCAGCAGCGAATACGCCGCCCAGGAGGGCTAAGCCAGATGATCGGAATGGATCGCCACACCGGGCAGCCCATATCCGGCATTGAGCATTTGCGACAGTCCATCGCGGACATCTTGAGTACGCCCCTGGAAAGTCGTCGGCACCGGCCGGAATACGGCAGCAAGTTACGCCAGTTCGTTGACTTGCCAATCAATGCCGGTTGGAAAAGTGCGGTGCAGGCCGAAGCGGCTCATGCCCTCGGCCTACATGAGCCGCGCCTGAAGCTTGAGCGTGTGACGGCGCTGTCGCTGCTGGACGGGAAAATAAACATGATCATTTCCGGCAAATACCTGGGCGATAGCTTTGTCTTGGAGGTAAGCGTATGAGCATCGTGGATTTATCGGCCTTGCCGGCGCCGGAGGTGCTTGAGCCGCTGGACTTCGA